CTTGTTCAAAAAGATGCATTATTGAATTTTTGGTATCATAAAAAGCATTAATAAACATTATTCCTCCTCAAGCGTTATGGATTTCTTCATCCCATCGGCTTATTCAATGTTAAATTCTTCTTCTTTAAAAAATTCTTGTTCAATTGGTGATACAAAATCATAAGGTTCCCAATAACTAGGCTTTCCCATTGGTTGTACACTAACTAGCTCTTTTGCTATTAACTTAGGAAAATATTGTCTTAATAGAGGAATTCTAATTGTTTTACTTCTATCCCATGATGATAAATCTATTCCTATCTCTGTATTTGGATCAAGTATACTCATACGTTAAACTCTTCTTCCGTAAACCCCCAATTTTCATCTGGTGTATTATGGAATTCCTTAAATAGTTTCAAATCTTCTTGTAATGCTGGCAATCCAATCTCTTCATTATAAAGTAAAAAAGCTGGATGAACAGTTATGAGAACTGGATATGATCTTGTACTTGGATCAAGCTGATATTGCCTGAATACTCCTCTTTGAGACATCACCCCCTCATAGCTTTCTGTAAAATAATACTTAGCATAATTTCCTAGACAAAGTATTTTTTCTGGATTTACTACTTTCAGGTATTTTCTTATCCAAGGTTGACAAGCATGTAATTCATTTCTTGTAGGCTTGCCATTAGAGCTTGTACCTGATTTTATTGCTCTGCAATTGACAGAGTTGATTATTAAAAAATCACTCTTTTTAAAACCACATCCATGTAATTGAGTGACTAGTATTTCTCCTGCTTGACCTACAAATGGTTCTCCTCCTTTTACTTCGTGGAATCCTGGAGCTTCACCAACAATAGCATATCTACTATGCTTAGTCCAAAATGGTTTAGCCATTCCATTAACATACAATCCACAATTTTTACAATTTTTGAATTGCGAGTCCAATAGCTGTAACATTCTTATTTGTTTCTCACTCAACATCAAACTCTTCCTTCTTGAAAAATTCTTCTTTTTCTGGTTCAAGTCTTTTTTCAAGAGAATCAAAATATGAAGTTCCCAAATTATTTTGTCTTCTGGTTGAAGAAGCAGAGGACGAATACCAAGACATAGACATAGACGAATAATCTCTATAATGAGGTTGCATTTCTCTAAATGTCCTTAGTTGTTCTTCTGAATACAACTGTCTATTGTTAACCCATTCACCAATCATTCCAATTAATCCTCCTAATAATTGATTAATCATTTCTTCTTCTTCTTCCGTTTTGATTAGCTCTTCTTCTTTCAGCAATTGCTTCATGGTCTACAGAAGCCCTATCATCTCCTGATATTTCAGCTTCTTGAACCCATAGTTCTTGTTCACTTATGTCATACATCTTTAAACTTCTAGCGTCCATATAAAATTTCTCTATTTCTCCTACTCTACCTCCTAACCTGTTCTTTGTTATCTTATAGAGTATTTCATTTTCATAAATCATTTTATCTTCATCTGTTCCAAGTATAGCCATAAAATCAGCGGTAGCTGGAACTCCCAAAGATTCAGCAACAAAGTTAAAATCTAGTGCATTGAAGTTTGCAAATGTTCCTTCTCTGTTTAATTGAGAAACTGATACTACAGGTATTTTGAATTCAAATGATAGTGCTCTTAGTTCTTCTGCAACTCTCTTGACAGTAGAGTACATATTTCTTTCTACTTTATATGCTGTCTTCATTAAGTTAATATAGTCAACATATAGAATATGAGGTTGTGTTCCTCTCATTATTAGCTCACGCAAATATACTTTGAAGTCAAGAACGGATGCTTCTCCAGTAGGATACTGTTTGATAAACAACTCTCCTCTGTTCTCTGTTCTTTTGATTTCTCTGAGTTTAGATACTAACTGCTCTTTATATCTTCTTGACAAGTACATCCTGTTAATATCCATACAGGAATATATACCATCGAATCTTTGAGCAAAAGCGTCTTCTCCCATCTCAAGGGATATAACTACTGGATTGAATCCGTTTAGAACTTGCCTTGCCGCAAAATTAGCCATTGTGTTACTTTTACCACCATGAATTTTTGCAGTTAAGATGCTAAGAGTGAAAGGAGGGAATCCGTTGTTTATAAACTCATCGAATACAGGAAAAAATGTAGGTACTCTGTCTTCACTTGCAGTAAATATTCTATGTAACCTTATTCCTAAATGTTCAAAGTAGTGAAGCCCTAAATCTATCTTCAAATCCTTTATTAATGCTTTCTCTATTCTATCACGAATTTGATTTCTTCTTTCAGGGTCTTCTACTTCATCTATTGAGTCAACTATAGCATTTTTAAGAGCTTTCTCTTTTAAATAATCATTAGATTGCTCCAGTAAAAATTCATAACTTCGTGATAAATCAAATTCCAGAGATTCTACTTCTTCTATAAGGTTTCTTACTCCTTCTACATTTTCCTCCGAACAGTTTATTATTGAATCTCTTGAGGGAATATCGTTATATTCTGTAAAGTAGGTTTTACAGAACTCAAAGGCAACTCTAATATAAGGATCGTCAAAATACTTAGCTTCAAATACGGCAGATGTAAGAACTAAAAAGTCCTTGCTGTTCATAATACCTTTGATTATGAGCTTTTCTAAATAGTCAGAATTTATACGTTCCATGTGGGTAATTATAACAGATTTTTAGATTTTGTAAACGTACTAATTTTGTTAGTTTACTTTTTCTATTACTTATGTTACTATACGTTAATGTAAATATATATAGTAAAGATATAATAGGAGAAATGTCTATGACAGATGAAGAGAAGATATTTGAAGAGCTAAAACAGCAATATCCAATAGACCAGCTAATCAAATTTGATGAAACTGACATTCAAGAGAAGCTTCAAGACAACACTTTTCAAATAATCAAGTTCAAAGAGCTTTACTACAAGGAGCTTGATATCTATGAAGACCTTGAAAGGAAACTTGAAGCTCTAACAGGCATAAGATATAAGCACTATAGATTTAATCAAGATGAAGAATGGAGCAAACCTGAAATTGAGAAATACTGTCTTCCAGCCGATAAGAAAATAATCAGAATGAAGAAGTTGTTAAAGAAACAAGGTGTAAGAGTAAGATTCTTTGAGATGTGCTATAAAGCATTTGAACAGCAAGGATGGAGGATGAAGACATACACCGATAGAGAAAGACATGGCATTTGAAGCAAGATTATCGCTATATAAGAACATTAGAATAAAAATACTTACCAATTCAAACGACTATATGAAGTCGATGAGAAAGGCTTTTACTTACAAGGTACAAGGCTATTATTGGATGCCTAAGTATAGAGCAGGAGTTTGGAATGGTGAGTCTCCGTTGATTACTCCTGCTGGAACTTTCCCCTATGGAATACTTCCTGAATTTCTAAGAGAGCATAAGAAACATCCAGACGTTGAACTTAAAATAGATGACGATGTAAAGAATCTTTTTAAGGGAGATGACTTGGATATAAAGTTTGACCTATCTTTGTTCCCTCATCCATATCAAAAAGAAGCTGTAGAATACTGCTTGAAATATACTAAAGGAATTATTAGAAGTGCTACCGCTTCTGGAAAATCTTTGGTTATCTCATATATCGTAAAAGCCCTTCTGGACAATAGAGAAAAAACAAAAGTACGTAGAGCTTTAATTATAGTTCCTTCAAAGCAACTGGTAGAACAGTTCTATACTGACATGCAGGAATATGGAATAAAAGGGGAATACATAGGACGTATCTATGACAAGATAAAAAACAAACCTGTTCAATGGGCCAAGACAATTGTAATTACTACGTGGCAATCACTTAAAAATAATACCAAGAGATTAGTTGATTATGATGCAATCATTGGAGATGAGTGTCACCAAGTAAAAGCACATGAGCTAAAGAAAATTTTCTCCAAATCTCCAGCGAAATACAGATTAGGATTTACTGGAACTATGCCAAACGATGAATTAGAAATACTTCAAACAAAATCCTTTTTAGGGCCAGTCCTAAGAGACTATCCTTCTGGACTATTAGGAGAACAAGGCTATATAGCAAAATGTAATGTGAATGTTTTAAGTATTGATTATAATCGTTTGGAGCTTTCATCTGATTACTATCCAGACGTAAAGAGAGAGACATTTGAAAATAAATTCAGAATGAAATTAATAAAGGATATAGTCAAGAATCTGGATCATAATGTTTTACTTCTGGTAGGATATAAAAGAGAAGGAAGACAATTGTTAAACTATCTTGGAAACTACACTAAAAGAAATACCATATTTCTTAGTGGAAATGATGACGTTGATTTCAGAGAGAAGTGGAGAAAGAAAATGATAGCTGAAAAGAACATTGCTCTAATTGCTACATATGGAATTTTCCAGCAAGGAATAAATATCCCTAATCTCAAATACCTTATATTAGCCGCTCCATTCAAATCTAAAATTAGAGTCCTTCAAAGCATTGGACGTGCTTTAAGAGCACATGAAGAAAAAAAAGAAGGTGCTTTTGTATTTGACATAGTTGATAACGTGAAGTACTTACGTAAACATGGGAATGAAAGATATGAATTTTACAAAAGTGAAGGATTCAATATAAAAGAGGTAGACCTTAATGTTAGAGAACCTTATGATCTACCTCTTATGTTCGACTTTCTATTTAGCCGTGAAGAATTTGAAGTTTAAAACTTTCCTTTTACCAATTCATCATAATCAATATGACTAGTAAACTGACCTATCATTCCATATTTCATATCCCAAACATAAGATTCAGCGGCATGATAAGCTTTGATGTATCCTTTCCTGTAATGCCATGCATCCTCTGTAGCAATTGAGGGAATCATTCTTATTACAGTTCCAGGATGTGTGTCTACGTTTACCCATCTGATTTCCTGTTTTTTATGTTTGTGTCCAATATGGATTTCTCTGTATTTAGAGTTTCCCCAAAGTTGAGCTTCTTCTGTAGCAATAATACTAGGCAAATCTCTAATAGGTTCTTCTACTCCATGAGTAAAGATAATTAGTCCTTCTCCCCAAGGATAGAATTTCCTCCATCTAGGCCCGACATCTACAGTTACATATTTATCTTCACTAAAGATTTCACCTATAACATCACATAGATAATATGAGACATTAGGATCATGGTTACCTGGAATCCACACAACATCTACAGGAGCAACTTGTCTACAGTAATTTATTGCTTTGATTACCGCTTTCTTTGCCTTTGTGTAAATCTTTATCAGACGTGAATCAGTATCAAGTGGATTTCGATTTTGCGGAGTTAGATTTGTAGGATCATCTATATGCAAGAAGTCATTTCCAAATGGGAATAAAATTCTTGAAGGTTTATAACCAGCGGATTTGTTCAATAGGTCTTGAACAGCATATAGAAATAAATGCTCTGCAATATCTATATCGTAGTCATTCATGGTTTCCTTGCCCCATGCAAGCATACCAAAATGAACATCAAATAAAGCCACTTCCAAAAGATATCTGTCAATCTCTTCAATCTTAGGACGTTTAACCGCTGGAGTCTTAATCTTAGGAACTTCTTTAATAAGATTTCTGACAGCATCTACCCACTCCATATTATGGAGTTTGACTAGCCATACCTGAATCTTATACATGGTAACAGTTTTAGGTTCATCTATATAAACCTTGTGTCCTTTCTTATCAACTTCACCAGTAGGTTTCTTTAGTTTCAAAGTTACTTGCCATGAACCAATGGTATATCTGTCTACTTTCCATTGAGTCATATCAACATTAGCAACTTCTAAAGCTTGTTCTAGTGTAGTGATTGTAAGAGATTCAAGTTCTAAGGTAGCTCTGTTCTTTGAAGTCCTATTGAACTCTATTTTTTCTTCTAGTGGTTTGTGTCCTTGTTTGATTTGATTTTTCTTGAGTGGTCTAATTGTGGCTCTTATATAGGCTTGATCTACATTTAGTTCATTTGCTAATTTCTTTCGATTGAAATTAGGATTTTTATAGTACTCCTCTATTATTTTTTCTTTTTTATTCATACAATTTCCTCCCTATATTTCACATATTCAAATCTTTTTAATTCCTCAAACTCTTTACAGACATTTTTAGGCAAAAATATTTTTGTTTTAGGACAATACTTCATGTCCTCCCAATAATGCTTGCAATCTTTACAAGATAAGTTTGTCAATTCTTTTTATTAATTCTTCTGCTTGGATTTCTTTTGGAGGTAAAGCAACATCTGCTTTATCTTTACCTAATTGTGTAGCTCCTGTTCTCCAAGGTTGTCCAGCTTTATCAAACTCCTTTTCTGTTTCTTTGTCTGGAACTTGTCTCATTCTTTTCCAAATATTTTTCCATTTATCATCCGAAAATAAAGGCTTCATTGCTTGTAATGTTTGATGGTAGTTATCGTAATCCTCCATTCCTCCAGCGTTCTCAAAATCATCCCACGTCCAATCTCCATTATCATAATCCCAATTCCTAGCAAATGTAGTTAGTTTATTGAAAAACTCTGTCTGTTTCATTTTAGTTCCAATGAGTATATTTCCAGGTGGCCTATCGTCATCCGTACAAACTCCTCTTCCGTCATCTGGATAGTTATAAGCTGACCATGTTGTTTCGGATAACTTCTTCTTCATTATTTCTCCTTACCTTTACCTCTCCACTCTGTATTACCATAATAAGTATCTTTAAGGCTTGCACAAAAACCTTTAGCGTCACCTACTTTACCTTTCATCTTTGTAACACAAGCATCAAAAAACCCTTTCTTTCCTGGTGGATGCCCTATTGTCTTCCCAAATTTCTCTACAGAAGATTTTGTCCATCCAGCGGTTCTTACAGCATCTTCTTTAAGCTCTGGATCATTCATCATTTCTTTAGTGTCAAGAATTAACTCTTCTACTTCAATTCTATCTAATATATCATCTGACATTACATATCCTCCAATCTATCATCTGCCATGTCTGTAAGTTTGATAGCTTCCTTTTGATCTATCTCTTTTTGACTGACAGCTTTTTTGATATCATTTAAAACTGCCGTAATTTCTTTGGCATTTTTAGCTCTTTTAATTCTATCGGAAAAGCTCTTGAACATTTTACTAGCTTCGTTAACTTTCCCTTCATTTAGATATTTGTCTATCAAATCATTCATAGTCTACTTCCTCCCAATGGTCAGGAACATAAGCACCTAAAACATGGTTAAATTTTAATCCTCTTCTTCCCAAATTCTCTACAGTCTTATCAGGACTGATTATATTCATTTTATTTTTTCTAGCAAGATCAATTATCTCTTGTCTTCGTGTTCCTACTGTTCTTGTTTGTCCAGAACCAATTATGTTTATAGTAGTTCCAGCAATATATGATCCTCCTACAACGCTGGATTCTCCAAGGTATTTAAACTCATTACCCTTGAAGAAATTCTTCATTGAAATATCTCTACGATGTTTCTCATTGTCGAATTGAACGGTTATATATTTATCATGGCCCATTCCAGAACCAACTTTCACTATAGTCAACTTCTTTCCTTTGTATTCAAACTTATCTCCAGCTTGTGGGCTTCTTGCACTTTCATTTTTTGAAGAAACACATTTTCTTGTGTTCTTATCCCATACTTGGCCTTTAGGACATTGATACCCTATACTGCTCACTCCTCTACGTACACCACCTATAACATCCACATGTCCTTTGGCTAAATTAGGTTCTACGTTTGCTGTAGTGGTAGCTCCACTTCCAGCGGTCATAGCTTGATCTCCTAGTAATTTGTCTATTTTATTAATGATGTCCATATTGTACACTACCTTGTAGTATTTGTAAACTAACTTTCTTGTTTCTCTTTTTTGAAAAGGTTATTCATTTTATCCTTTGCTTTCTTAACAAGATCATGGTTTTTTGATAATTTAGCTCCAGAATATGTTAATGCCAATGATAATCCTTTTACTCCTCCTATCCATATAGGAAGTCCACCAGTAGCAAGTCCTATTCCTAATTGAGCCATTCCTTTTAATCCGCTGGTAGTTCCAAGCAAATCCTTCATTCCATACTCACCTTTTAATGCCGCTGGTAGATTAGATAAATCATAATCGTCTTCTACATCTCCGCTAAATGTCATATTCAGCCATTGGTAGATCATAAATCCACCAATAGCCGCTCCACCAATTTTCTTTAAAGCTGGATGTTTTCCTAGAAACTCATCCACTTTCATAGCTCCAGATTTTAATTTTTTTAATGCTTTGGTTTTCTCAAGTTCTTCTATTGTTCCTTTTAATCCTACATTCAAAGTTTTTATTGACTTTGAAGCGGCCTTTGCCATGTTGCCTACACTAAACCCAAAATGCTTCAAAACATTATATACTTTAGGTTGCTGGTATGCTTTTACTATATGATCTTTACTTGTCTTTAAATCACTAGCTATAGAATCCACATGTTTCCTTAGTTTTACGGCTACATTTTTCAGTCTTATCTTATCACTATCTTCTCCACTACCTGTTTCTTCATCGTCTTCTGTTTCTGGTCTTACAGCTTTACGTGGTTCTATATCCACAAGCTTGCCAGCTTTGGATACGGCTATTACAGTATCCTTGTTATCCTTAGTAGTATATCTCCCGAACCCGATGTATTCCAGTCCTCTTTTCTTTGCTTCATCACTAGCCTCACTTTCGTCTAAAGGTGAATATTCTATAAGATAGTCTAAGTCCTCATCACTACATTCAAGAATATCACAATATAGCTCATAAGTTATAGCGTCAAGATAAGAGTTATCTTTTAAATATTGCTTAAATTTCATTTAGCCCCATTTTTTTGACTTCATGCCATATTTCTTTGCTATTGAACTGTAATCAATAAAAGCATTATCGAAAGCAGAAGCTAAAGCGTTCTTACCTTCTTTATTAATTGCTCCTGCTCTGTTAAGCATACCCTTTGAAATTAATTGAGCTTTGACAGTTTCATAGTCGATTCCATATTCTGCCGAAGCTTCTTTTCTTGGATATCCTCCACCATAAGCCGCTTTGAGTCCTCTAGTTATAGCAAGAACCATATACTCTTCTGGAGTTAATTGCTGTTTAGGTTCATCTAATGCTTTTATCATAGCGTCTGGATGAACATAGAGCTTTGCTGTCTTTGGATAAGTATTTGTAATCAAGATCATCTTTTCTTTATTAAGAGTAGTTTCAAATCCTTTTTTTACTTGTGCTTCTTTTCCAGAATCCCAAGGAGATTGTCCACCTATAGCCATTTGGTGAGCTACCTTTCCTCTGTCATAAAGATAAACATCCATAACATTAGCATCATGCCAGTTACCACTAGTTACTACTCTGTCTCCTATTTCTACTGCAACATCTTTTCCTATCTTCTTTCCCTTTAAAACTCTTTGTACCCAATCTGGTAAATCTCTTGGAGCAACATATCTAACAGTTCCTTCATTAAAGACATCCTCCCCTATTAGGAGCTTGTCTATCTTATATAATATAGAATCCATAATACTTTCTCCTTACGTTCTCTTATATTTGTTTCCACCAGCTTTTACAAGTTCTCCGTCATCTATAAGCCCACTCCAAGCTGTATTGAATTCATGTCTTTGTAAGTTATATTCTTTTTTGATAAGTTTGAAAACTTCATCTTTGGTCATTGGCCCATGTTCCAAAGCATCCATAATCCCATCTTCTGCATCTGTAACGGACTCTGCCATTCTTCTTTCTCTGTTCTTCATTCCTCCTGTACCAACTGGTACACATTCTTTTCTTACAGGTCAGTACTTTTGTCCTTTAGGACATTGAGGTTCTTCTATTTCTCCAATGAGTAAAGCAAATCGTCTTAAAATAGCATCCTCATTAGTTCCTTTTCCCCATTCTCTTAAACATATGGCTACTCTTTGTTTCTGAGGTCTTTCTTTTCCTTTCTTCAATTCATGCATACATACATCCATGTATTGATTTCTATTTTGTCCTTTTGATGGTTTTGGAAGTGGCATTTTACTTCTCCTTAAATATTAGCTAGTGATTCAGCAAACTTTGATCTTTTCTTTCCTGATCCAACTGGTACACATTTCTTTTGTACTGGACACCATTGCTGTCCTTCTGGACATTCCTCTTCTTCTTTGATTTCTTCTTCTTTTTCAATAGGCTCTTCAACTTTTACGTCTGGTTTGAGTTCAGCTTCTAAAGCATCTTTTATTTTGCTTTTCCTTTTAATAGCATCGTCAAAGGCTTCAAATAAATCAGGATCATTAACATTTATTTTCTTTTTCTCTGTTATGACTGTTTTCTTATCTTCTTTAACTTGGATGTCTATAGGAACTTCAATATCTATTTCACTATTCCAAGGAGTTACAAATGCTTCTCCGTTAGCTATAATATCTAGTCTTGCATTGACAGTAACTTCTTTGTGATTTGAAATAGATTCTGTTAGACGATTGCTTAGAAGTGATTGAAATGCTGGAACTTTTACTTTAATAATTCCAGATTCAAAGATAGCTGGAAATCCATATTCCACATCCTCAAATGTAAATCTTAGAAATCCTTTAAGGTCTTCCTCATTACATCCCTTTGTGTCTACATTGAATTCTAGTGTTTTTGGTTCATTTAGTTTTATTTTCATTTTTGCTTCTCCTAAATGTATAAGCTTTCATTAATATTTATAAAAATTATTTCGTTTTTATCGTTTTTATACCCACATGAGGTTTATTATTTTTCTCTATTGGTTCCACGTCTAAATATTCTTCTTGTTTCTCTTCTCTTAGAGTTATATTAATACTAACTTTCTTAGGTTTTTTTCTTGGTTTTCTTTCAGTTACCTTTATATCAATTGCTCTATCAAATCTTTTTGGAAGTTTTATACTAATTCTTACAGCACTTGAACTAGAACTTGAACTAATAGAACTTGAACTTGAAGTTGAGCTTAAAGACGAAGAAGAACTACTTGACGAAGATGATGAAGAATCAAAGTCAAAGAAAAATACAGGTTTTCTATAAAGGTCTTCATAATATTCTTCTCCTCCACCTGTATCAAATTCACTTGAACTTGAACTCTTAGAACTTGATGAAGAACTTAAAGAACTTGAACTTGAAGATATTGATGAACTTGAAGAAGATTTGGAGCTACTTGAATAAGAACAAGATGATGATGATTCAGATGAGGATGATTTTGAACTTGACGAAGAAGAAAAGCTACTTGAACTGCTTGAGGAACTTAAACTAGATGAAGAAGAGCTACTTGAAGAAGAACTTGAACTTGAAGACAAAGAGCTTGAACTACTGCTACTTGATGAGGAAGAACTGCTACTGCTTGATGAAGAAGAACTACTTGAACTGGAACTTAATGAACTTGAAGAGGAGCTTGAAGAACTGCTTGATGAAGAGGAGCTTGAAGAACTGCTTGATGAAGAACTGGAACTACTTGAGCTTGAAGAACTAGATGAACTTATAGAAGATGATGAAGAAGAACTACTTGAGGAGCTACTTGAAGACGAAGACGAACTTGAACTGGAACTGCTTGACGAAGATGAACTGCTTGACGAAGATGAACTGCTTGACGAAGATGAACTTGAGCTACTGGAACTTGATTTACTTGAAGAACTTGATGAAAAAGAACTTGAAGATGAAGAAATTGAAGACGGGCAAATCAACTCATCCCAATAAACAACTTCAAAATTATCTAAATCAATATAAACCTGTTCTCCATTAGCTTTGTAGAAATAAAGTTCTACATATATATCTGAATTATCATTATTAGTTACTTTTCTTCCTGTAGTACTTGTTCCCCATTCCCATCTAGTTTGAGATTGATCCCAATAATAAACTCTAATTTCACCAGATGATCTTGTGATTCTAAACTTACCATCTTCATCTACCGTGTTTATAGTTTCTTCACTAACATCCAAACCATCTGATAAATATCTAACTTGAGTATTATTTTCTATTCCAATATTAGCTAGTAAAACATTGTCTGAACTTCTTCTTATTATAAGATTAAATCCACTATCAGCAGAAGTATTAACAGCCGTAGCAAAATCAAAGAATTCAATAATTATTTCATAATCTCCACCTAATTCAAAGCGTGAGTTTAACTCTGATATAGCAGAACCAGAAGTTACATTGGCATCATAATTAAGCTGATTATCGAAAATAGTAAGAAAATCATTATCATTTTGAACTGTATCCCATCTATTAAAATTAATTTGAGATTCACTAAATTCATCATTAGGATCAAGAAAACATGAATAAGATGAAGATGAAGATGATCCACTAAAACTAGAACTTGATGAAGATGCAGAAGAGGAACTTGATGATGAACTAATAGAACTACTAGAGCTAGAGCTGGATAGAGAGCTTGAACTGGAAGATGAAGATGATGAACTACTTATTGAACTACTAGAACTGGAACTGCTTGAGCTAAATGAGCTACTTGAGGAAGAGCTTGAAGAGCTAAATGAACTTGAAGACGAAGAACTACTTGAACTTGACGAAGAACTTGAAGAACTGCTTGATGAACTTGAGGACGATGAACTACTTGAAGAACTAAAACTACTAGATGAAGAAGAACTTGAAGAGCTTGACGAAGAGCTTGATGAAGAAGAGCTACTTGAAGAAGTTGAAGAGCTACTTGAGGAAGAACTAAAGCTACTTGATGAACTGCTTGATGACGATGAACTACTGGAACTTGATGAACTGCTTGAGGAAGAACTAAAGCTACTTGAACTTGAAGAAGATGAAGAACTGCTACTTGATGAAGAAGAGCTACTTGAGGAAGAACTAAAGCTACTTGAACTTGAAGAAGATGAGCTACTTGAACTAGAAGAAGATGAGCTACTTGAAGAAGAACTAAAGCTACTGGAACTTGATGAAGAAGAGCTACTTGAAGATGATGATGAAGAAGATGAGCTACTTGAACTAAATGAACTACTGGAACTGCTAGAACTACTTGAACTTGACGAAGAACTTGAAGAAGATATGCTACTTGAACTACTTGAAGATGATGAGCTTCCACTAAAAGAACTACTGCTACTTGAACTTGAACTGCTTGAAGAAGAGGAACTACTTGAACTTGAAGATGATGATGAACTTGAGGAGCTACTTGATGAAGAAGAGCTACTTGATGAAGATGAAGAAGAAAATGAACTTGAGGAGCTACTTGAACTGGAACTGCTACTTGAAGATGAAGAACTTGAAGAAGAGCTACTTAATGAGGATGATGAGGAACTGCTACTAGAACTGCTACTTGATGAAGATGAGCTACTTGATGATGACGATGAACTAGAACTGGAACTGCTAGAAGATGAAGATGAACTTGAAAATGAACTTGAAGACGAAGAACTACTAGAGCTTGAACTACTTGACGAAGACGAACTTGAAGATGAAGAACTGCTTGAACTTGACGAAGAAGAACTTGAAGACGAAGAGCTAAAGCTACTGGAACTTGAGGACGATGAGCTTGAACTACTTGATGAAGAAGAACTACTTGATGAAGAACTAAAGCTACTGGAACTTGACGAAGAACTGCTTGAAGAACTGCTTGAGGAAGACGAACTACTTGATGAACTTGAAGAACTGGAGCTTGAACTTGAGGAGCTACTTGAACTAGAAAATGAACTTGAAGATGAACTTGAACTGCTTGAGGAACTTGATGAACTGGAACTGCTACTTGATGAAGAAGAGCTACTTGAAAATGAACTTGAAGAACTTGATGAACTGGAACTGCTTGAGGAAGACGAACTACTTGATGAACTTGAAGAAAATGAAGAAGAACTACTTGACGAAGAACTTGACGAAGATGAACTTGATGAAGAACTGGAGCTACTTGAACTTGATGAACTGCTACTACTTGAGGAAGACGAAGAAAATGAACTTGAAGATGAACTTGATGAACTGGAGCTACTTGAACTTGATGAAGAACTGGAGCTACTTGAACTTGATGAACTGCTACTACTTGAGGAAGACGAAGAAAATGAACTTGAAGAACTTGACGAAGAAGAACTTGAACTACTACTTGAAGACGAAGAACTACTTGAGGAAGATGATGAACTTGAGGAAGATGAACTTGAAAATGAAGAACTACTTGAACTTGATGAACTACTACTTGAAGACGAAGAACTACTTGAACTTGAACTACTAAATGAACTAGATGAACTACTTGAGGATGAGCTTGATGAAGATGAGCTTGATGAAGATGAAGAAAATGAACTTGAACTACTTGAACTTGAACTGCTACTTGAAGATGAAGAACTACTTGATGAAGATGAAGAAAATGAACTTGAACTACTTGAACTGGAACTGCTACTTGAAGATGAAGAACTACTTGATGAAGAGGAACTTGAACTACTGGAACTTGATGAAGAGGAAGAAGAAGAAAATGAACTGGAACTACTTGAAGAAGAACTTGATGAACTGGAAGAGGAACTTGAGGAGCTACTTGAACTTGAACTACTTGATGAAGAACTGGAGCTTGAAGAACTACTACTAAAAGAACTAGAAGAAGATGAGCTTGAGGAAGAACTGGAACTTGAGCTTGAAGACGATGAAGAAGAACTACTTGAAAATGAACTTGAACTACTTGAACTACTGCTACTTGAAGAAGAACTACTGCTACTTGAAGAAGAACTACTGCTACTAAAAGAACTAGAAGAAGATGAGCTTGATGAACTACTTGACGAAGAACTTGAAGAACTGGAACTTGAAGAACTGGAGCTTGAACTACTACTTGATGAAGAACTGGAACTTGAAGAAGATGAAGATGAACTTGATGAAAAAGAACTACTGCTACTTGAACTGGAGCTACTTGAACTGGAGCTACTTGAACTGGAGCTTGAACTTGAACTTGAACTACTACTTGATGAAGAACTTGAACTTGAAGAAGATGAAGAAGAACTTGCAAAATAGTTAAGATTAAAAGCTACTAATGCGTTTTTTGATCTAGTTGGAAAAGTCCAAGACATTGTAACATTAGTAGCTCCAGGTTCCGTTGAAGCAGAGCCGTTAGTTACTGTATTAGGACTTAAATTATATCTTTCTGTTTGTCCTGCACCTACAGTTGCTTTATAGTTATCTATGCTAAAAGCATCTACAACCATATTATCAATAGCAGATGCTACTGTAACTTGAGTAGGAGATGTCGTATTTCCAGAAGCAGTTTGAACTCCGCTTGTGGGAGTAGTGGGATCAACAAAATTAAATGTCATTGCTCCAACTACTATATTTGCAATAGTAGATGGATGAGTAACAACTACGTCAGCAGTAGTATTAGAGCTAACAACAAGTCCATAAACAAAAGTACTAGCACCAGCAGGATTTGTTGCACTTCCAATCAATGACATGGAAACACCATTGAAAGTCACACTACTAGGTGTTGTCATGTTTGTGCTTTGATGAATAGCTACAACTAGAAATGCACTAGAACCATTAACTTGATGATTAGTTATGGTATGAGTTGTAGCATTTTGAGTAAATGCTACGGAACTCTGATTTACAAAAGTTACAGCCATTTATTATTCCTCTAGTGCTGGAAAGAAAGCTTTATAATCTATTTCTGGATCAATATTTCCTTCATCGTCTTCTATCATATAATAATTCAAATTACTTATATCTATTTCTTCATTGTCTATATTATATGAAATATAATCTATAATTAATGTTGCAGGAGAATCTCCATAGTGTCCAGCTTTTGTAATTAACAAAGATTCTGAATTATAAACGAAATAAATCTCCATATTATTATTTCCATAAATAGAAGCAGTTAAAGAAAATTTTGTTTCTAATTTAGGATGCCATCTACATACAACTATCTCTTTCCAAGGACGATAAATTCTATCCTTAGACCATCTATTATTAGCTCTATTTCCTAACCATAGTTTTTCCATTAGTGTATATTACCGCTTTGTCCTGGAAGTACTTGAGTATGACATCTATACATTTCCAAGGAAGCATATCCTTTACTTTGATTATCACTTTCAGGAGTTACTATAAGTCCTCTTATATACCATCCTATAGGTAGTGCTTCTACAGCCGCTCCTTCTGCATTTAATTCATCTCCCATTGGACAATCTCCGTAAATAAAATGTTTAGCTAGATATCTTTGAAAAAGAGTATCCTCTGTAGCTTGAGAATACATCTTGTTTCCAGACAAACCAAGCATGTATGCAGGGATACTTCCTGCTGGATTTGGATAGTATGCTCCACTAGGAACTACTATATCCATGTAGATATGGGAACCAAAAGGAGCATCGAAAAAATAAACTGTTCCATCTTTCAAATATACAGGACAAGAAAATGATATTTTAATTTCCTTTGCTTTATATCCAGATGGTATTTCAGAACCAGTATATAAATCATCATCATTTGAAAAATCCCATCTAAGTTCTTTTCCTTCTCCTATACTTTCAGCGTCTTTATCTCCTTCCATTGTAAAATAAGTACTAGTATTTAAAGGTCTTGTATCTGATCTAATTATAGGTCTTCCATCATCCATATGAGGATGAGCTTCATACCATACATAATTTAAACTATTAGTTAAATTATCTGACTCATCATTTAAAGTTATTTTTGTTCCAGCACTTACAGGAAAGGATACTGAACTAATTTCTCCATATTTAAATCCATCATTTCCACAATCTGCTTTTACTTTTCTCCCTGTTATAAATAAATCAGTAACATTTTCTTCGATTAAAAAATTTTTTGTATCCAAAAAAATCGCATCAATACCTATAGACATTTCTTCCTCCTCATCATAAAAATTTAAATATTCCTATTCTTTTATATTTATAATATTTACTTCATTTTGTACCATTGATCTAAGAATTTCTTGTCCTTAGTCTGATAGTATTTTTCTACTATTTCTTTTTTATTTCTCCAATATGTTTCATCTATATATTTTGCAGGAGGAGGAATGTCTTTATACCGATGAGCATAATTCCATTCACCATGTATATGTCTGAATCCTAATATTTCATTCCATGTACCTCCAGGTTTATGCACTTGAGTACTTGGAGGATTCTTAGGAACTTTAACTACTTTCAATCCTAAATCTTTAATTGCTATAGCAAAACGTCTTTCAGTATTTCCAAATTGCTCTCCATATTTTTCATAATTGTCTATAGGAATTAAATGATCTCTGAAATGTTTCATCATTGCTTGAGCGGCTTTAGTCTTTGCAATCCATGAAGTAGTATTGAAAAGTTCTCTACCGTTATTTTCTTCCCATCCACAACCCATAATATCAGCATCCCCTAGCATCTCAATTATCTTAGGAAATCCTTCTGGCTTCTCTAAAATACAGTCTCCATTAGAACAGAATACATACTCAAAGCTTCCCATTGTTTGTAATCCCAAGGATAGACACCAAAAATATGGATATAGAACCCCTCCCCATGTTTGATAATGAGAAATCAGAAAAGTATCAATTTGATCGAATACTTCTCTACTAGGCATGTAAGAATCATAAGTAATATTTTTATTATCTGGATTCCAATAATTATCATAAACTACTGTTAACCAAAATCCCAATTTCTTATGAGTCTCAACGGAAGCTCTTAAAAATGGTCTGTTACTCGGATGACTAGTCAAAAGCACACCTATATTTTTCAATGCTTTAGTAGCCCATTTATCATTGTCCATATAACCTTTTAACACATATCTTGCATAATCTTTTTCTGGCCCTTCTTTTAACTTAGACACATATTCTCTTGTAATCATATCTCCTCCTATATTTTATCCATGTAGGCCATCCACCTACATAGACAGCTAAATAAATACAGTTTCTCTTCCATTGAGGAACTTCTAAAACTTTCATTGCTTCATAAAATATTTTTTCGCATACTGATTTTTTGGCATAGTTAAATCTATACATCCAATCATGTAGTACTGCCGCTTTAGCATGATTGTCTATTGGTGAGATAATGGGCCAAAAGATTCTTGGAACAGAAGCAAAGTCAGTAATAAATCCTATTGGAACTTTTATTACTTGTTCAGATGGATAGTCTCCAACATGATATTCAAATGGTTCCGTTAGTCTAAATAAATTCTTTCCAATTACTTCTACTATACACGGTGTTGTAAATTGGCTCATATTAGTTTATCTCCTGCTCTTTCTTTTATTATTTTTCTAGTAACTTGCAAGTCTTTTGCTACCCATGCATCCCACATGAAGTCATTTATATATCTATAGGAAAGAAAACCATATCCGCTTTTTCCCCATCCTGTTCCCCATGAGTTTTTGAATTTAATCTGCTTTGCATTATCAGAAAATCCCACTACGCAAATAGCATGACCTCCGTAAAGATTATTTGGATTAGCTGGATATGGAACTACTCCTGTTTCAAAATTAGGACGGAGTATTTCTTCAAAACAAGCAATACCAATAACTACAGGCCCATCTAGTAAAGCTGTTCTCAATTCGTCTATAGTTGCTATTCTCCAATAAGAATCTATAAGACCCCATTTGGCTACAAGACTGGCCCATGATTCAGGTTCTCCTTTAAACCTATCGTCATACTCCCATCCAGCTTCACAAGGAATTCCTATCTTGTGAATTACTTGCATTGCACATCTAATACTTGTTCCTTCCTGATTAGGCCAAGGATCAATTTTCTTTGAATTCCAATAAACCCACGCTTCTGATAAATCATAATGATCTTCTTTTCTTGTATACTTCTTTCCTGCCGCTACTTCCTCCATGTGCTCTTTCTGTTCTTGAAATTCCTTCATTGCCGCTACAGCAAATCCAACACATGATCCAAGTCTTCCTTGATCTTTTACAGGACTCATATATTTTGTCCAATCAATATAATTTACAGGAGTTTCTGTAGTAATTGGTTTCATACTTGAAAATTTAAAATCCCTGTTATCTTTTTTATCTTTCCTTAATGTCAGTCTGAAATTTTTCTTAATCATTATTCCTCCTTATTAACGAAGTCCAAATTGAACCTGTTAAATAATCCCTTTCTTTCTGAGTCTGGCCCTAATTCCTTTCTTTTTGAATCATCATGTAAAGGCTTATTTCCGTAGTGTTCAAGAGGATAGTACTTTCTGTTATACCAAGAATCCTCTCCCTGATCCCAATACATATAAAGCCATCGTCTATCTTGTGTAAGATAGAAATTTAGGAGGGTATCCTTTTCATGCTTGCTTAGATACTCTCCGTTGTTTCGTAAATCAAAATACCGTTTAGGAACTGGTTCTAGATGCTCAAGACAAGCCCATTTATGTTCCCCTCCCAAATTTCTATAACCTAGTAATCTTTTCCATGTACTATCTTGACAGTATGAGCTATAATGATCTATTGCTCCTGCATGTAAATGTCCTTCTGGATATCTAGCTTGAAGCGAAGGAACTTTTACATTCATTTTATTTTTAATGCTCCAATCACGAAGAAGAACTTCTGGTGAGTAGGATTGTGGTATGTTGGATTTCAAGTTCTTTCTTATATAAGATACAAAGTTCAAGAAAGCTGGACGTTTCCATATAACGCTACAAGTATGAATAGTTCCATTGCAACTTGAAGACATTAAATCATTGTCTCCTAGTAGATTAATAATATCTTCTACTCCTTCTGGTTTATCCCATACACAATCTCCATTTACCGTGAATATGTATTTAAAATTTTCAAAAAGATTAATTACTCCAGCCCCATAAATAATATCCCACAACCATCCATTTCTCTTCTCTGCTCCATGAGTCTTGTGTTTGAATGTCCATGAATGAGGTATATCAAAAATGTCCTTTGGAATATTGCTATGATGCTTGTCAAATGAGCATATTACGTATTTTTTTGAAGCCCTATACCCTAACAGAGTATTTTTAAGAAACATCATATGACCGTCAAATGACGTTACAATTATAGCCATATTTGATTCTACTAGTGGATTATTTTCTACATATCTATCACTAGTTGCTACCATAAACTATACCTCCACAAATTATTTTTCATCTAACTTTATTTATAAAAATATAAATATATAAGAGGAGGATTTGCAATGTTTTTAGAAAAAATTAATTGGAAGAAATCTATATTTGTCAGTATCTTATCAATTATTATTGCTTGTGCTTCGTTTTTTATGATAACTGAATCAGCTAGGTATTATATTCATTTCTATGAACAAGGTGCTTGGCAACCCTTATATTTAGCTGGTTTGCTGGAATTATTTGTTCTAGTTCTTGCAGTAATAAAAATTGGAAGAGTAAAGACATTCCATCTAATTCAGAAGTTTATTATGGTTGGAGTGTTTTGTGCTATTATTTTTGCGGCTGGTATGCAAGCAGTTAATCCTACATTGGAAAGTTTAGCAGAGATAAGCAAAAAGGAAGAACTAGCTGAAATTCTTAAAGAAGAATATAATACTCTTAAAGAAGATAGAGCTATTTTTGACAAGCAAAAGCAAAAAACCCG